ACTTGAGTGCTGCCATTGCTGGCGGAACTGCTTGGGAACGTATGCACGAAGCACTTCGCGCCGCAGCTCCCGACGTGGTCACCAGCGACACACCCGGTGTGCTCCCAACCCCAATCCTTGGACCTGTTTACAACAACTTCGTCGGCCGTCGCCCTGTCGTTGATGCAGTTGGTGCCAAGTCCATGCCGGGTGGAGGCAAGATCTTTATTCGTCCCGAGGTCACAACTCACACCAGCATTGGTGCAAGCCTTGCCGAAATGAGCAACCAGTCAGGCACTTTCGTGGTGAGTTCGAATCAGGTCACCAAGCAAATTTTCGGTGGCTATGTAAACATCTCTGAAGCCGATCTTGATTGGACCGATCCTGCGATCTTGTCAATCTTGCTTGATGACATGGGCCGTATCTACGCAAACGCAACCGACAACTATGCAGCCGATACTTTGGTCGCTGGCGCAACCACGACTCAAGCGTTCGCTCTTGCCGACACTGGCAAGCCTGAAGTTTGGGCCGCTGAAATTGCTGAAGCTGCAGCAACAATTCTCACTTCGTCAAATGGCAACTTGCCGACTCACTTATTTGTGGCTCCCGGTATTTGGCAAGATTTGATCGCTTTGTCAGATTCAAGCAAGCGTCCGTTATTTCCACAGATCGGACCGATGAACGCATTTGGTAATCTTGCACCCGGTCAAGTCAACGGAAACGCGTTTGGTCTGCAAGTTGTTGTTGACCGCAACTTCGCTAGTGCGACTTGTATCGTCGGCGACGCATCTGGTTACGAACTGTTTGAACAGCAGAAGGGCGCGATCTCGTTGGACAACCCGTCCACCTTGAGCCGCACTATTGCGTTCCGTGGCTACTTCGCCGCCTTGATGATTGACCCGAGCAAGTTCGTCAAGTTCACGTTCGCCTGATCCGACTGACTAAGTAGAGAGACTGCACCATGGCCACATTCAGCGTGACGCACCACCAGCGTCTAGACGATGTTGCTGTGGTGCAGACCCTCGAAGCAACCGACATAACAGTCGGTCAGACAATCACACTGACAGGACTCGGTCACGGTCTCAACGGCACGCACATTGTGATCGCTGTACCGGTCAACTTGTTTGCTGGCGTTAACGAAGCAGGCGACCTGCTTTACAACGAAAACGAAATTATTGTTAACCAGTTAATGTTCCAAGATGTTGGCGACGATCTAGAACGATCTGCTGCCGATCCGTTTGGAACTTTGACATGGACTTTGAGTTGCACATGGTTGTCGTCGACTGCGCCAGTAATTGAATTTCTTGGAATCGCGTCGGCCACGGCAAATGACACTGCGTTTCTCACTACTTGTGTCGCAGCTGCAAACGCTTGGTGTTTCAGGCGTCGCGTTCAGGCTGGTTACCACGACAGTCTCACGACCGTCCCTGACAGTTCAGTGCTGTTAGGAACCACGCTTTACGCCGCAGGGCTCTACCGTGAACGCGGGACCACTGGAGACAGTTACGCATCGTTCGGTGACATGACAGGACCACCGCTCATGACCTTAGGTCGAGTCAACCAGTTGCTCGGCATTAAACGATCGCAGTGTGCATGAAATGGCGGGCATCTTCACGGACGCGATTGACGCTGTCTCAGCAACGATCACGGCTCTCGGCCTTAAGCCTGTCACTGATCCTCGCAACGCTCGACCGCTTACTGTTTTCATTGAGCTTCCTGTTTTCACTGCGTTCAATAACCAAACAGCGGACATCACGATTGACCTCCGAGTGTTGGGCGCGCCACCCGGCAACAGCGACTCTACGACGTACATACTCGGAATCGTTGATGAACTGATGAACTCTTCTCTCGCAGTTGTATCTGGACGGCCTTCGCTTGCTCAGATCGGATCGCAAGATCTACCTGCTTACGACCTCACAATTAGAATCGGCTCAAGCCGCAGATAAAAGGACAAAACAATGCCCACAACTTACCTATCAAACCCCACCGTCAATGTCACCAGCCCGTCAGCAATCGCGCTCACCAGCAACTGTTCTGCAGCGGTTTTGACTTTGACCGCCGAGGCTTTGGAAAATACGAGCTTCGGTCAGACTTCCCGTACGTTCACGGCTGGGTTGTTCAGTAATGAGTTGACCTTGACTTTGTTCCAAGGTTACGGAACGACCGAAGTTGAAACATACTTGAACACTTTGTTCGGTGTCGCTTCAACGATCGTTGTCAGCCCGTCTGGAACAACTGAGTCTGCTTCGAATCCTGAGTACACCCTCACTGGTTGCTACCTTGAGACCGTCACCCCGATTAACGCAACCGTCGGTGAACTGTCAGTCGTTGAGGCCGTGTTCAAGGGTGGCACTTACGCACGCGACATTACGACACCGTAATCCGTAAACTGATCCAATCCCGACTAGGAGAACCATGAAATTAACACTTAGCGTCCGACTCACCGATGGTGAGACTTACCGAGTAATTACGAACTTGTTTGTGATCATTTCGTGGGAGCGTAAGTTCAAACGACGAGCATCAGATCTGAGCAGTGGGATCGGGATGGAAGATCTTGCATACATGGCCTATGAGGCCAGTAAACAGCAAGGTCACCCAGTTTCAGTCTCATTTGATGAGTTCGTGAAAAAGTTAGAAGATCTAGAAGTTGTGGAGACTGAGACCGCAGTCCCTACGCAGGAGGCCACCGACGTCAGCTAGCAGCTCTGCTAGTTGAGACAGGATTCTGGCCTCCACAAATAACATTTGAGACAGACGATCTAGCAACTTGTGTGCAGATCATCAACGAGCAGAGAAAGAAAACCTAATGGCTGCAGATGTGAGAATTGATACTTACGGTCTGCAAGACGCATTGAAGAAGATGCAGAAGATCAATCCTGCTATCCGTCGCACTCTGCTCAAGGATACGAAGGTTGCGGCTCAGCCCCTGGTGGATCTGATCAACAGTCGAGTCCCAACGACGCCACCGTTGAGCGGTATGAATCACAACGGTCGCACCGGGTGGAAGAACGTCAAGAAAGTGCAGATCTCGTTGAACACTCGCAAGCCTCGTAAGGGTTCGGCGACTGCTGGCGCTGAACAGATCGCAGTGGTTCGTGTGGTCACTAAGGGTGCCCCTGTGGCGATCACGGACATGGCTGGCCGTGCTGGTGGCACTAAGTCGCGCCGAGAGTCAAAGTATCGCCGACCTAATTTTGCGTCAGCTCTTCAGGGCGAACCGTCGCGCTATATGTGGAAAGACATAGATCAGATGGTCGCCGAAACTGAGCGGGCTTTGAAGCCGATCATTGACCAGTTCATGGTTGATGCACAAAGAGAGTTCAACTGATGGCTATTAACCTCCCAATCATTTCTGAGTGGAATCCCAAGGGCATTGATAAAGCCATTGCCGACTTTAAGAAACTGGAAACCAACGGGCAAAAAGCAGCGTTTGCAATCAAGAAAGCAGCGGTCCCCGCAGGGCTTGCTATTGCGGCTCTTGGCGCTGTCGCGTTTGATGCTGTCAAAGCGTTTGCCGAAGATGATGCTGCAGCTCAAAAACTCGCCACCACATTACGAAACACCACAGGAGCGACAGACGCTCAAGTTGCAGCAGTTGAGGACTTCATCACTGAAACTTCCAAAGCAGCAGCAGTTGCTGATGACGAACTTAGGCCCGCACTTGACAAACTTGTTCGAGGCACTGGTGATGTAACAAAAGCACAAAAACTTCTTAGCCTTGCACTTGATGTTTCTGCCGGTACTGGGAAAGATTTGGGGGCAGTCTCCGACGCGTTGAGCAAGGCATTTAATGGGAATCTCGGCCCACTTAAAAAATTAGATCCAGCACTTGCCGATCTGATTAAAAGCGGAGCAACCACCGACGAAGTATTCCAAGCAATGAGCGAGACCTTCGCAGGCCAAGCGGACACTGCAGCGAACACGACCCAAGGCAAAATGAAAAACCTTGGAATCCAAATGGGCGAACTCAAGGAGTCGATCGGACAGGCTGTGATGCCACTTGTAGAGAAACTGCTCCCAGCACTTCAAGCCTTCTCAACTTGGGCAAGTAACAACAAAGGTCTCATCGTCACTCTCGGTCTAGTGATCGGCGGAATTGCCACAGCGATTATTGCCACGAACGCAGCTCTCGCCGTATACAACACGATCCAAGCATTGACAGCAGCACTCAACACTGCACTCACAGCTTCATTCTCGGCTCTCTGGGTCGCCACTGGTGCAGTCGTGATCCTCGCGATCATCGCAGCTCTTGTCGCACTCCAAGTCAAGTTTGACATCTTTGGGAAAGCCATTGACGGAATTAGAGCAGGTTTTTTGATTTGGTGGGGTGTCGTTCAGTATGTGTTTGGCGCAATCAAGTTAGGTTTTGCTGAATTGGCAGATCTTGGGAAAGCGATTTTTGACGGTATCGGTGGAGCGTTCAAGGGAGTAATCAACGCTGTTATTTCTAACCTTGAACGAGGCTTAAACGCTGCTATTAAGGGCTTGAACATTATTCTTGACGGCATTGATTCTGCAGCTGGCCCTTGGATTAACTTTGGTTCAATACCAGAAGTAAGTTTGCCTCGATTAGCTGAAGGTGGCATCGTGACAGGCCCAACGATTGCCATGATTGGTGAAGGCCGTGAACCCGAAGCAGTGATTCCGTTGTCAAAGATGGGCAGTATGGGCTTCGGTGGCGGTGGCAACATCACAATCAATGTCACCAGCGCAGACCCGAACGAAGTCGTGCGCGCACTTCAGGCCTACAACCGCAATGTCGGGAGACTCCCTGTGAGTGTTCAATGAGCGCAGAAGCATGGGTATTCAGACGCGGAGCTCTCGGCACAGACTTCACCACCTCGGTGATCTCGTTTAGTGGC